TTCTTACTTGATAGTGAATGTCAATAAAATTTACTTTGGCATCAAACGCCATTGTAATTGCAAGTTCAATTAGTTTTAACTTGTCTTCCATACGATCAACAAGTTGAACGTCTTTGATATTATATCGGACAAACTTATCCCAATCTTTTGTATAGAAATCACGGAAAGTATCGTACTCATTGTGATCCAATTTCTTCTCACCCAACTCATAGTTGGCAATATAATCCAATCGATAAGACTCTTGATTTGTGTATGTGAATCTTTTATATAGATCTAGATAATCAAGTTGAGTTACGCCACCAATATCATAAGTAATTTGTTTACGTCCCATAATATGAACTTCACCCTGAGATACTAAACCCCAAGGTGATAGATCCTTCATATACTTTTCACCCATAACACGATTGATTCGACCAGCAAGATATGGTATGTCATACATCTGAGAGTTCCAACCAGTAATTACTTCTGGAAGATTCTTTCTCCAGTATGCTATGAATGAAGATAGAAGATGAACTTCATCATTACATAAAACATAAGTTACATTTGGATCTCTATTTACAAATGGTCTAGATCCAAAAGTAATAACTTTCTTTGTGGCATAATCTTGAAGACTTATTAAAAGTAATTCCTCTGCAACGTTTTCTACATCAGGGAAACCGTTCTCTGCAGCAACCTCAATATCAATCGTTACAAGTTTAATCTTTTTGATATCAAACTTGATGTGATCCTCTGGATACTTCTCTGAAATATATTGATAGACATATCGGTCATTGCCATAGATCTTAAAGTTTTCAACTTCATCATACTTCTTATAGAACTCACGACAATCTCTCACAAATCCAGGCCTAATAGGTTCAACAGAATCGCCTTCTAGAGTTTTATATTTTGTTTTTCTTTTTGACGGAACAAATAAAGTTGGCTTCCACTCCTCCCTATGTGTAATGTGTTTGCCATTTTCATAACCACGAATCAAAAATTGATTCCCTATAAGTTGTATGTTTGTGTAGAATTTCACGAAGTCACGTTTAGATACATGTTCAAGTATTTTTTATTAGGAGTTACGATGGTGATAATCTTATCAGAATTAATCATCATCTCCTTTTGTTCAGTATATTCATCCATCCACGGTTGTAACTCAACATCTTCAATTTTGTAAGGATTTGTTAATTTACAATTAGGATCTCCAATCTCAGCATTAACCTCTACGATTTCAGATATTATAAGTTCATCCGTTGATAACAACAGGATTTTCACTATCTTTTCTTCTGACATTTAATTTCTCCTGATACTGTGTTTTTAATTTTTCTACTGGTTCAACAATAGTAACTACCCAATCTGCTGAACAGGGCACTTTAGTTTGTGATGAAAGAGGTATCCAAGGAAAGAATGTAACACCAACTGATGATGAATATTCTTTATTGGAACCTTCTTCGTTAAGAACCTTTGGTTCCTCCGATTCAAAAAGTTTGACGATCAAAGGATTATCAAAATAATATCCTATTACCTCTGTACCAGATTTGATATCTTCTACGTCAGCAATGATATCCTCACCTGACTTTAACATTACTAGTTTGACTGACATTTAACTTAGTTTTGATACTATATTATAACAATAAAAAAGAGGATCGTCAAGATCCTCTTGAAAAAATATTTAGGTTTTATAGATAATCCTTTCGTGTGTGATGTTCTGGAACAACTTTACCTAACTTAACAGTAAGAAGGCCATCTTCCAATGATACATCCCTAACTTCATAATCATCTGCGAGTGTCCATGCCCTATTGAAAGACCTCTGAGCTAATCCTTGATGATAGTATTCAGAATCTGTTTCCTTATCTTTTTTCTTCCCTTCAACAAATAGTTTTCCGTATTCGGTATAAACCTTAACTTCATCCTTTTTAAATCCAGCAAGTGCAATCTCTAATCGAGATTCAGTATTATTAACTTGTATGAGATTGTAGGGTGGATAGTTTGTTATGGTCTCAGTAAAAAACTTATCGAAATAAGTATCCATACCGATACTGTTTTTTGTGATGCGATCCATTAAATCTCCAAGATCGGCAGCACGATACCTTTGCAAGTTCATAGTTCTCCTTAAGTAAGCGAGTGTAAATTTGTCCCCGAAGGCGACACTACTAATTATAACAGCAGGCATAAAAATAGGGGGTGTTGAACCCCCTAACTATATTTCGGTTTTCCTCCTACTCTAGTAGGACTCTGCAATGCGTTATACAGGCTTTATCATTCATGTCACACTCTGATACACATTCGTAATAATCCTCTATTGGGTCTATAGTAGATAGCTCGTTTGCTTCGGTATGTAACCATGATCTGAGGTTATTAGATGAAATGAGATTGTGCATGTTTTATCCTCATATGAACACATAACTATTTAAACATTTTTTTTAAACAGTTGTAATTCTTCATTAAGAATTAATAATATCATCTAATTTAAACAAAGATATAAATTCAATATTATTATTTTCCCATACCTTATGATCTTCCTGACGATCCACAATAGCAACAACACGATTTACAATATAACCAGCATCACGCAAACAATTGACTGCTTTAATTGCACTACTGCCAGTGGTTGTTACATCCTCTAAGACTGTAACAAGAGATCCTTTAGGTGGTTTATGTCCTTCTATGACTTCTTTTGTGCCATGTTCCTTTGGATTTCTCCTCACAATCAAAGCATCAATATGTTTTCCCGAATAGTATGCCTTCTGTGCAACACCACATACTAATGGATCTGCACCTAATGTAAGACCACCGACTGCAACTGATTTATCCTCAACATGTTTAATCATCAGATGTGATAGGAGAGCATTACCTTCACAAGATAATGTGACAGGTTTGCAGTTAATGTAATGTTCAGACTCTTTACCAGATGATAAAGTAAATTGTCCTTTTTTGTATGCGTTTTCTTTAAGAAGGTGTAATAATGTAGTTCTATGTAAAGTCTCAGTCATTCAATAATTCCTTTTCATCAGTTTCTTCATTCAAATCTTTCTTTGAATTCTTTTCATTTTTGTAGTCTCCTACAACTTCTCTAAGTAGATCTTCTTCAGGCATTACTCCTCCTCTGGTTTTTTTCTTTTACCAATATTATACTTGGTTTCTAGATTCCAGTCACCCTTTTCTTTATAAGATATAACTTTAATCTGATTTAATGGAGCAATGTCAGTTACATTTTCAGAAGATACAACACTAATTAATCCCCAATCTAAAAGCAATTGGATAATTCTGTTTCTTCTTTGTACGTCATTGACTGTAATATTAGCTCTCTTACCATCCAATGCAAATAATTCTTTGAAATGAACGATGTAGTATCTGCCTTGTTTATGAAGAATATGACAAGACTGATATAGTTTTTTCTCTTTCCTTGAAGCGACACCAATACGAGTTAATGTTTCTCTAACTTTTAGAAAATCATCTGGTTCATTTAATGTAATTTCAATCATCTGGTCTGGCGACCATTTAATTTCAGGCTCAACAATTGAGTTCATTTTTTTCCTCCAGTCTCAAGTCGATCTCGAATAAACGAGAGTTGTTCTCTAGTCAAAATGTTTAAAACCTGTTTTGCCTTTTCACTACTATAACCATAGTAACGTTTAACAATATCAAGGTTTTCAAGTTGTTCTTTACGAATCCAAGGAGAGTATCTCTTCCTTTTCCTGAGACTATTTAGAAAAAAATCATATTGTAACTTCTTTGATAAGTTAGGTCTCATGTTCATTTCGTTAGCAAACATGATTGCATCTACATGTCCAGAGAGACATCTATTTACAATATAAGAAGGATAACTTTTTTCAACATCTGGATCTTCATCAATCAAGTTAGTTTTATTTGTGTTGATTGAATTTAACCAATCTTTAAGTTCTGTCATTATATAAGTCAATTTTTTTATCAATATAGACCTTTGCTTTTTTAAGGTCGTCTAGTTCTCCCTCTTGATCTTTATGTCCAGCACGACAAACATATTTAATTACGTTACCAGTAAAGAAGTCAAGTTCTTGATCTGCAATAAAATCCCAGACTTGAATCTTACCTCTTTGATAATGTGAAGGTGAAAATTTGTTCATAATGTAGTTTTACGTTTAATAATAATTTGATCATTTTTAAAGTCTGGAGTAAATTCCAAGATTTCTGTATGATCCCAACACAGTTCCTCATAGAGGCTGTTGAGGGTTCTCATATCTTCGTATAAGTCTGTCGGTTCTTCATTCATAATTAAATACCTTGATCACGTTGGTCTGTTGTTTGAAAAAATTCTTTTAGAGAAGATTGCATTTGACCCTTATTTTCTTTTGGGTCTAGTTTGTTATAACCTTTTCTTTTTTTCCAGTCACTATAGAGTGCTTGGAGATGCCATGATTGAGATAAACTCTTTGGCCCATTTTCTAGAAGTTCTAATTCATGAGCATTATGTGTATGGAGTTTTGCATCCTCTCTCCAATTTGAATCATCATAAAGTTTTTCTGTCATAATTTATTTTCGGATAATAATTCCGTCATCATCGTCTTCATCATCATCTTCGTAATATTCTTCTGGTGTGAATATTAATAACTCATCTCCTGTCTTTACACCTTCCATCTCTGGATGTGGTGCTGGTATCTTATACGGTTTCATCGCATCACCATATGATTTAACAGGTTTTTTATCCATCTCAGACAATGTACTTGTCATTACCTTAAACATAAATGCAAAGGTAGCAGCAAATAGTGCTACAAAAAATACAAGATAGATAAAAATTAGAGTATCATTCATCGATGAAATAATTTTTGTATAGGTACTTGTCGTATTCTATCTATAACATCAGTCTCAACTCTATCTACAATTTTATCTAAGACATCTATATCAATGTCCATGAAAGGTGGAATGACACCTAGTAATCTCAACAACCCATCTACAAACAAAGCGAGTGCAGTAAATCCAAGAATCATACTCAGAACAGTAGCATCACGATTATGTTTTGCCATTGATGCTTCATCAATCTTCCTTGCCTCAGCAATTGCATCTTGCACAGCTGCAGCAATCAAACCATCAACCTCTGACTTTGTATAGGTCATTGCTCTGATTTTTTCTTCTGTTGTGAAGTCTCTTCCAATATCAGTGACTGGAATGTTTCGGATAATTGTTCGGATCATCTTATTATGTCTATGTCATGACTCTTAGACCAGACTTCTAACTCTGTTCTAAGATTGTTATTTGATTTAAGATTATCATATCGTTTGGAAGCTTTATTCTTCCACCACTTAATCAAGTTCTCTTGATAGAATTTATCAAAGTTGATAGGATTCTTTTCAAGAACATCAGCATCTCCACGAATAACTTCTCTTGAGTTAGCAAAACCATAATCACTGAAATAGACTCTTTTCTTTTCAGTCAGATTTTTTGCATTTACAATCGCAGTTTGGAATTCCACAGCCTTTTGAGAAGACAAGTTTTTCTTGATGATTGATATCATCTTTTGCTGTGTTTTTAACTTGCGACTGGATGCGTTCTCCTTGATCAAGAGTTTGTTGTTGTTCCTTTCGATAAACCATTTATTTAAGTCTTTGAATATATTGTCATGTAGTAACGGAGTAAAATCACTTTGAGTCAAACCTTTGTATCTCATATATGGTTTGAGTCCATCATATTGAGAGGATGATTTAGATGTTCCGTACAAAGATGTAGTTTCAAATAAACAAATGTCTGAATTGTACTTACTATTTAACTGTTCTCTGGCTTCATGGGAGCAAGAAAGGAGTGCAAGTAATTTGCCACCAAGATAATTAAACCCAAAAGGTTGAGTTGGCACAATGATAAACCCCATGATTGCATGACGATTAAATCGTCTTAACTCAGGTGGTCTTCCTAACCAATCATTACGAGGTTTGCAATTAATAGTTGGAGATCCAAATCTAATAAATCCAACTATCTTATTTGTATTTGTTTCCATGACAACCCACTTAAGAGACTTGCCAGGAATTGAATCCTCAATCGCATGAGAGGTTGTTATCTGCAACCTTTCATTAAAGTATTCATTTGTAAAACTATCTTCTTTTCCAGCAGTATAAACTTTAAAGTTCATATCATTTGGATGCATGTCAAACGAATCAAACATATCATCCTCAGGCCCACAGCCTGGCAGATATGAAGGCATCTTTGACATTCTTTCTATTTTCACATTACGAAGATATTCATCGATTCGACCCATGTTAGAGAAGTAATCGATGAACTTGTCTGCTGCATATGCAGCATCAGACTCACTAATAATCATAATTTAATAAACAAATCCACGAGGTTGTGACTCTCTGAGTTCATCAAGTTCTATCTTGATTGTAATCACTTCAGTCAGATCTCGCAAGTCATGTGATAATTGACGATAACTGTTACCGATATATATTTGACCTGACACAACTATAACAGTTAATGCACCCCAAAAATAATAGTAAGCGTTTTCTTTAATTTGTGTTCTTATTCCCATTTTGTCCTTTTTCTTAGTCATCATGATCATCCCAAGGATCAGCTAATCCTTTGTTTGCAAAGAAACCTCTATATACGCCATATAAGGCTAACAGAATAGTAATCACTGCAATTGATATACCAAAGGTATAATCGGGGTTGAATGTAAAATGTGGTATGAGTGTATCATTGCACTTTGCAATTTTTTCTGGATCACTCCAAGTGCCAGGCAAAGTATAAACTGGCGGACATGCTAAAAAAATCATAATTTGTTTTTAATCCTATGATAAACCTCAACGTAAGATTCGCATTTGGGACATGATAGGTTTGTAACTATATCATACTCCGAATCTTCAAAATCGTCAAGATCATGGTCTCCACCCCAGATAAGTTCTGTGTTACAATGCCAACAATTCAT